ATCACCATTGCTTCACCGCCTTTCGTGGGAAGTGCCAAAGGATGCAACGGTGGAAGCTCTGCTGGCGCGGCAGCAACACCCATCATTCCGGCAACAACGGCAGCCAGTGCAGCTGTATTTCTCCGGCTGGTCACATTTGCCGGGCCGTTAACAATTTCCGGCCCGTTTTCACCGACGATGCCAAACTGCCCGCGCGGGATATAGCCGCCGCTGTCATACATCCCCGCAAAGCCATATCCCCATGACGGAAAAGCACCCGATGGCATCATCACTTTACCGTCTGCATTCACCGTCGCAGGTTGCTGACGCGTCACTCTTTCCGGCAGTTTCGCCTTTGCAGCCTCTTTACTGACAATGCCGAGTTTCTCCAGCAACCAGGAAACGCCGGATTTCAGGGAGTCCAGCGGATGCATGACCATATTCAGCCCTTCCGCCAGTGCCTCCCCGAATCCCCGCCCCATTGCCGCTGCACTCTGCAGTTCGGCAGAGGTCGACTTAACGGGCGTCAGCAGATCAGTAAACCAGCCCCACAGCGCCTGTACTTTGTCGCCAATCCACTGGAACACGGGCTTAAGCGGTTCGAATGCTGCACTGACGGGACCTGCCGCCGCTTTGAATCCTTCCACCACGCCACCAAGAAATGCGGTGATGGGTTGCCAGTATTTCCAGACAACCAGCGCCACGCCCGCCAGTGCAGTAACCACAAGACCTATCGGACTGAGCAGAGCACCTAACAGACCAGATACGGCATACAGGGCAACGCGCAGCATCGCCAGTGGACCAGATGCCAGTACTCGCAGCACCGTGCCTGCGGAGGCCAGTCCACCGCGCAGTACCGCCAGAGGATTCATAAACATCACAGCAACAGCACGTAAACCGGATAATCCAGACCGCAAAAGTGCAACCGGCGCACCTGCTACAGTTTTCAGGACATTTCCCGTCAGTGATGCCGTGCGGCGCAAAGACGACAACGGCGCAGTAAGTAAACCTGCGGCGTTGCCCGATGAAGCAAGCCCGCGTCGCAGCAGTGCAAGTGGTGCGCCAGCCAACCAGGACAACGCGCTGCTGGTTCGCGTTACTGCTGCCGTAACGGAAGGTAACGTTTTGATACCCAGCACAGAGAATCCCAGACGGATGACTGCCAGCGGCCCCAGCACAGCAGCCAACACCACAGCCAGGGTGCCGAGGCCCACAGTAACAGCAGCCACAACCGCGGCTACTTTCATCAGTGTGCCCGTCAGTTCAGGGTTAGCTTCCACCCAGCGACGCAACGCCCCCGTGATGCTTTTCACAGTGTACAGAATATCCATCAGCGGCTGGCGCAGCGTTTCGCCCAGGCTGCTGAAGGTGTTCTGCGCTCCGGTTTTGACCAGCAACCACTGCGCAGAAAGTGAGTCCTTGTTAATGTCGGATTCTTTCTGCATCGAACCGAGCGCATCATTGCCCGCTGTCAGTTTTAGCTGGCGCTGCAGTTCCGGCAGGTTGTTTGCCAGTTTCGCCGCATCATCGCCAAACTCTTTACCAAACAACATGGTCATGGCAGACAGGCGCTTATCCTGCGGCAGTGCGTTCACCTTCTCCAGTACGTGCTGGATAGTTCCCATCGCATCCTTCGTCATCTGCTTTTCAATCACTTCAGGATTGAGTTTCAGCAGATTCATTCCTTCAAAGAAACTCTTGCTTTGCATGGTCGCAATGGACAATTCACGCACCATCGCGTTGGCAGCACTGGCAGCGACCTCCGGCGCAGCCCCCAGTGTCAGGAAGGTGGAACCCAGCGCCGCCGCTTTACGATAATCCAGACGATCAGCCACACCGCCCAGGCGTTGCATGACATCAATGATGTCTGCCCCTTTCGACATAGCGTTATCATCCAGATAGTTCAGCGCATCACCGAGCTGTTCAATATTGCGGGTTGGTATTTTGTAGAGCTGGGCGATTTTCCCCAGACTTTCTGACAGTTCATCCGCTGGCAGCTCAAAGGCTGTTGCCGCCTTTGCTGCCGTACTGGCGAAGGCCAGCAGGTCACGTTTCTGGTCCTCCCAGCTGTCGTCAGGGTTTGCCACATTCATGCGCGCACCACCTTCAACCAGTGCGGCGAAGTCCACAGCACCGTTTTCCATTGGCAGCTGTTCACTGGCAGCTTTGATGGCATCCTGCATTTCGTAAAAACGCGCAGTGCGGTTGCCATTATCGTCACGCAGACCATTGACCTGCTTTGCCACACCTTTCATGGCATCTTCCATGCTGGTATAGCTTTTTACCGCCGCCATCACTGGCGCGCCCATTGCCAGCCCTGCAGCCGTGGTGGTGGCTCCGGCTCCTGCGATGCGATCGCGCACTTCAAGCCGTCTTGAGTATTGTTCTCTGGCAGCGTTCATCCGTGCCTGTTGTTCACCCAGACGTTTAAGTGCTTTTTGCTGGCCCTCCAGTGCCTGACGAGTTTCTTCGGCATTTTTCTTAAGTTCTCGCTGGGCACTACTGAGTTGTCTGGTATCAATCCCTGATTCTTTAAGTGCCTGACGTTGTCTCTGGACCGCCCCCAACAAGCCGTTATAGGTCTGCTGAAGTTCCTGTACTCGTGTTTTGGCCTGACTGAATAACTTTGCCTGCGCGGCGGTTGGCCTGTTAGTGGCAGCAAATTGTGTGGCGAGTTTTGCCGCCTCTTCGCGGGCTGCGTTCAGGTTGTTGGCTGTTATGGCTAGTTGCGAGCGCGTCTTGCGAAATTCATCAATTCTGCCAGCCTGCTTATTCAGTTCTTTGAGGCTGTTTCGGGTATTCTGAATTGCGCCAGCCAGCTCTTTCGAACTGGCCTGTGCAGCACGGAATGGGCGGGTGAGTTTGTCAACCGCATTAAGAATGACCTGCAGGCGCAGGTTATTATCACTCATCGTTGGCCCCGCTTCTCTGAATCGCTTTATACCGCCATTCCAGCACTTCGGTCAGCGGCATAACGTCAGTAACGGATGGCGGCCAGTGAAAGATGGTGGCGATATCAGCCACCAGATCGTCAACCGTCAGGCTGTCGGTAAACCGGCAAGCACCGACTTCTTCAACAAAAAAGTGACAACCTCAACCGACATGGCAGTGAGATCTGCCGGGTCCATCTCTGCAATTTCCTGTGCAGTCAGTGCCGGACTGGAGATGCGGGGGATCACGGTCATCATCGCGTTCACATCCATATCCATAATGGCCTGCAGGCGCGTGCCGCGCAGCGCACCGGACTGCGGCTTACGCAGCACAATTTCGGTGATTTCCGTTTTACCGCGCTTGATAGGGGTATCCAGTTGAATGGTCTTTTCAGTCTGCTTATCGCTCATTTTGTTGTCCTGTAAATTGGGTTCTGGCGCGGTATCCCGCGCCGTTCAGATACATCAGAGGCCGAGGGCGTTGCGGTGCGCTTCCATCAGGTCCACACCGTCCACAATTTCCACCATGTTGATAAGGTCCACTTCATAGAGCACCTCACCATTGATGGTCAGCTTCGCGTAGCTGTTGGTACTGGTCACTTTGGTGGTGTTGCTTTCGCCCGTCTTCCACTCACCGGAATCCACTTCTTTGTGACGTCCACGCACCACAAGCTCCACGGCCTGCACTTCCCCGGTATCGTCACGCTGGATAGAGCCGGTAAAGCGCAACTGGATGCCATCCACCGTGGATTTGCCCATCTGCTTAAACAGCAGCAGTTCGGTACCACCAATGGAAAATTCTGTGTCCAGCGCACTATCATCCAGCCCCAGATCCACATCCACTGCACCCGGCATTCCGCCACCGCGATACTTCTCATATTTGCGGGTGAATTTCGGCAGCGTCAGCGACTCAACGATCCCCTGCCAGTTGTTCCCGTCGTTAAACAGGTTCAGGTGTTTTAATTTGCGTGGTAAAGCCATGTTGTCCCCTTACGCGCTGACCTGGCTGGAGAAATTCACCAGGTACTGATCGGTGATGCGCTGACGCAGCATCAGGTTTTCAAGTGGCGGCACTGGTGTGTAGTCGTAGTCGATGGTGAGTTTTCCAGCTTTCAGAGTGTCTTTATCGTTCACCGACTCATCCAGCCAGCAATCGCCACCAATGAGATAGCCCTGACTGATCAGGCTGCGCATTTTGGCGCGGATACCTTCGATAATGTCGCGGGCCAGCGACGGATTCAGCGGTTTGTCGACCGCCCACATTGGCGCTTCTGCCATCGTGTCCATCAGCACCTGCGCCGTGCGGGTGTAGTTTTCGAAGGCAAAGAGTGGGTCATCACTCAGGCAGCGGGAACCCCAGAAGCGGAAACCGTCTTTGCGGATAAGCGTGGTAACGTCGTTCTGGTTAAGCAGACCTGCATCGGTTACCGGGTCCTGCAGATCCCAGAACACATCTGCAGAAATTCCGGTGACACCGTTCACGCCCACGTTGGACAGGCTTTTGTGCCACCCGGTTTGCTCATCAATTTTGGCACGCAGACCAAGCGCACGGGCGGTGGCATATGCCGTTGCGTCGGCATTCAGCACCGTGTCCCAGCCAGTAAAGTCGGGCCAGATCAGCATTCCTTCACGCTGACTGAAGTTTTCACGGTAAGTGATCGCCTCCTGCACTGTCTTGCAGCCATACGCTGACAGGTAAGCAAACCCACGCAGGCTTTGCGCCACGCTCAGCAACTCAGTCGCAACGGCTTTGTTATCGTGACCAGGTACGCCGAGAATGCGTGGTTTAACGCCGAGCTGTGTCTGGGCAGATAACAGGGCTTTCATGCCTGTTTTTTTACCTTCAGCAGTCACTGCGCCGATGATATTGGTCGTGGTTTCTTCTTCCGTTTCCCCCTGCGGCACACGCACAACAACGGTCACGGGTTTTGCCTGGTCAGCGATGGCATCCAGCGAACGGGCCAGCGTACCGGACTCACCCGCTTTACCGCTGGCAGTAAGCACATCAGTGATCAGCACGGGTTTATTAAGAGGGAACATTTTTGCATCGGCATCATCGCCCGTGCAGACCATGCCCACGATGGCGGTGCTCACCGTAGTAATGGATCGAGTGCCTTCGTTGACTTCAACAACGCGCACTCCGTGGTGGTAATCCTGAGCCATAGTGGCGAACCTCCTGATTGGATTAGGCTTCGCCCTATGTTGAAGTGATTGTGTCTGACAAGCAGCTAAGCGCAGTTGTACCGTTATTCACACAAAATGACGGTATTTATCTGCTTGCAGGGAAAACAGGCCAAATAATATCAGGTGCGGTGCTAGTATCTGTTGCCGTCACAGCCTCGATATAATCCAGCACAACGTTAAGTCGGGTAGTTTCTTCTTGCGTCAGTTTGCGCCCGGCCTGCAGCTTTAACTGAATCACGCTGATATTGACCATTGCTGCGTCTAACAGCGACTGTTTTTTCTGTTCAGCGTCAGCTACCAGTTCATCATGAGAACGTTCCGGAGTGGGTGGCGCAGTAAATCCCCCGTCTGAATACACCCAGCCGATTCCGGGCTGCTCACTGATATCAGAAATATTAATGAGCTGCTGATTATCCGGCACTGTGAATTCAGCCTCGCCATCCCAGACAATGACATTCACAACCATCCCATTTTCAATAACTGCATATGACGTATTCATTATGCAAACTCCTCGATAATACAAATTCCTGAAGCGCCTTTCCCGCCCGTCATATTGGTTCCGCTATAACCGGCATCGTATGCGCCACCTCCGCCTGAACCATATGCTTTACCGATAACACCACCGCCAGCGCCTGCACGTCCACCGCCGCCCCAGTGCGATGTTCCGCCTTCACCGCTGACGCCGATATTTCCGGACTGACCGTCGCCTCCATCTCCACCAGTGATGCGGATATCGCCAGTACTCGGCACACCTCCGTTACCGCCGTTTGTGTTTGTAACACCCACTTTCCCGCCACCTTCGCCACCAGGAGCAATTAACGATGCGAATACGCTATTCCCGCCCCTGGTGCCGTTCGTCGCACTAACACCACCGGCCCCACCTGCGCCGATAGTGACTGGATAACTATTCTGTGTCGGGGTCATTATTGAAATTATTGTTCCACCGGCCCCACCGCCAGCACCGAAAAACGTTTCATTATTGGATGCAGCCTTGCAGCCGCCCCCTCCGCCACCGCCGCCCGTTATTGTGACCCTGATCCGTTTTGTTCCTGGCGTCGGGGTGTATGTACCTGATGAGGTGAATACCCGGGTATTCAGCCAGCGTCCAACGTATCCACTTGCATCGCTCAGACCAAGATATTGAATAACCTCCTGTGTGCTTGCTTTAGCCAGAATATTCCGTCCAACGTTAGTCAGGGTTGTCAGGCTGGCTGTATCATTCCCCGTAAAATACGGAAGTTTGTCTGCCGCAGTGGCAAGGCCTGCCAGTGCGGTCAGTGTGGCGTCGGCAGGTTGTTTTCCATTGGCAAGGTCATATACAGCCTTCACGGCTTTTGGTGTGGCAGCCTGCGTTTCTGACGTGCTGTTAGTGGCGCTGCTGAGTTGCACGGTACCTTTTACCGTCAGTGAAGCTGCAGGCACATCCGTTATCTGGCTCCACGGGTGCGTGTGACTGACAGGTGCCTTACCTGCTGCAAGGTCATATGCCGCCTTCACTGCCTTTGGTGTGGCAGCCTGCGTTTCTGACGTGCTGTTAGTGGCGCTGCTGAGTTGCACGGTGCCTTTTACCGTCAGTGAAGCTGCAGGCACATCCGTTATCTGGCTCCACGGGTGCGTGTGACTGACAGGTGCCTTACCTGCTGCAAGGTCATATGCCGCCTTCACTGCCTTTGGTGTGGCAGCCTGCGTTTCTGATGTGCTGTTAGTGGCGCTGCTGAGTTGCACAGTGCCTTTTACCGTCAGCGAGGCTGCAGGTACACCTGTTATCTGATTCCACGGGTGTGTGTGACTGGCGGATGCTTTACCTGCTGCAAGATCATATGCAGCCTTCACAGCCTTCGGTGTTGCGGCCAGTATTTCGGATTCACTGTTGGTCGCACTGCTTAACTGAGTAAAACCTTTTGCGGTCAGCGAGGCGTCCGGGTGACGTCGTGACTGTTCGTGCTCTGATATTTTGTCATCCACATACTTGCGAGTTGCCAGTACTACAGCAGGGTCGATTTTCAGGGTGATATTGTCCGTGCTGCTGGTAATCAGCACCATGCGCACGGTCTGGGTGCGCCCGCTGCCTTCAGCCAGTTGCGGCTTATAGCTTTCCGGGCAGTTGCCCACGGCAATCAATGCCCCTGACTCATCAAACAGGCCCACTTCACGTATCCACCAACCGCCCTCGTTTTCAGGGATCACCTGTTCAGCAATAATCTGGCTGCTGTTCTGCGGGTCGATATAGAGCATATTCAGCGCAGCCCGGCGTTTCTCATTTACCAGTGCAGTCTGCTTTGCGTCCAGCGTCGGCAATGCTCCGCCGCCATCGCCCACCGCCATATGGGTAATTTTTAGCGGCACACCGAGCGCGGCGGCGCTGGCAAGTTTCGCCGCGCCAATATCCGTCAGCAGGGTATAAAATTTTGTGCTCATGGATTCACTCTCATTGTGTCAATAACATGGACCGCCCCGCCTTCATGCGCGGTGCCGCCGGAAATAATTGTTTCGTTGATATACGGATAGATCGTGATTTCTTCGCCAAGATAGCTGGCGGCTCCCACCCAATGCGGGCCGCTGGTCTGCAGGTTGATGGACATGCCGATCATGTGACGGCTACATGGTTTGGCATCGCTTATCAGTCGCTCAAGTTCCAGATAGGTATCTTCAGTGATGCCCTGGTCCTGCACGCCGATATCCAGACGAAACGTGCCCGGTGCCTCTCCGGTCTGCCACCACTCAATAATGCGGATCAGGAAGCCGAACGGCTCCACCACCCGCCGCACGGCACTGGTGGTTCCTTTATGCTGATGAATATAAAAAGCATCCTTCACCACCTGTCGTTTGACGCTTTCCGTCCAGCCCTCGTCCCAGCGATCCACAGAGAACGCCCAGGCGAGATAAGGCAGGAAACTGATCGGACAGGTCGTTGGATTCCACAAGTCACGCAGCGGCACCTGCAGATCAGAAATCCCGCTACAGGTCTGCGCCAGTCGGCGCTCCAGTGAAGTTGAACCCGGTGGCAGCAGACTATTCATCCGTTCCTCCGTTGGTCACGCTCCACTGCGTACATGATGCCGCCTGCGTTTTGTTCAGAACCACATCCGCCAGCGGAGAAGCCAGTTCCACACGTTGAACACCCTCAACATGCAGCGCGGCAAAAATAGCACTACGGCGAATATCCCGACCGAGCCGCGTCTGACTGGCGATGTACCTCTGCAGGCTGACTTTTGCCGCCGCCATTACCGGCTCTGCTTCCGGTCCCGGATAAAGAAAAATGGTGGCTTCCACACGGTACGGGATGATTTCTGCGCTGCGAACCGTCAGACGGTCAGCCACCGGGCGGACGTTCTCACTGTTCAGTGCTTTCTCCACCACATCCAGCAGGTCTTTTTCTGCTGTTCCGTCGCCTTCACGACTCAGGACCGTCAGCACTACCTCTGCAGGCGCCGGACTGGTTGCACTGGCATCCGCCACCCGACCGTCGGCGCTTCGGGCATGAAATTCATAAGCGGCAGTTGGTCCCGCAACTGAAAGCCCCTCAAAGGCTGCAGGCACACGCAGGCGTAACGCTTCATCGCTTTCCATCACAGCTGCAACGGGCGGCACAGCGTCATTATCAGCAGGCGTCACCGTCAGGCGTTTCACGTTGTAGTTGGCTGCGAGCTGGTCAAGATCGCCGCCCATCGCGTAAGCCACCATCACAGCCTGCGCGGCTTCGTTAATGCGCTGGCGCAGAAGCAACTCACGGTAAGCGTTCTCCTGCAACAATTTGGTGACGGGTTCAGATTCCAGTTCCAGCGTACGCATCACTGCTTCCTGCTCATCTTTCGGATGAAGCGCCACAAATTCTGCCTTGCGTTCGGCAAGCAGCGTCTCAAAGTCCGGCACATCCACAATCTGCGGCGCAGGTAACTGCGAAAGGTCAATCACGGCCATTCTCTGCTCCTGTTGATACGGAAATGGAAACAGGCACACCGTTATTACGCCGCCCACTCAGCTCCACCACCATTGAACCGTCAAAATGGCTGTTGATGGTGATGGCATCCAGCGTCAGCCGTGGCTCCCAGCGACTCAGCGCCACATACACTGCCGACATGACCTGCAGGCGTAACGCCGGATTTTGTGGCTGGTCTATCAGTGCCGACAGCAGGGAACCATATTCCCGACGGGCAATGCGGCTACCCTGCGGCGTCAGCAAAATGTCCCGCACCGACTGGCGCAGATGGTCAATATCAGTAATGGCTTTACCGCTGGTATTGTTTATCCCGATATAAAGCGTCATACCGGGCCTCCGGTGGTGTCGCCGCCTTTCAGGACGCCAGTATGCTGATGCGCATCAACCACGATCCCGTTAGAACTCATCGCTCCGCCGCCCTGGGTAACACCACCATTGATCACCACTTCGCTGTTAATGCGCGTGCGGTCAGCCTCCAGTACAAACTCACTGGTTTTCATGGTGATGTTGTCAGCGGCCTCAATGACCATTGATTTGATGCCCCTGACATACCAGCGCCCGGTGGCGGGTTCGTATTCAAACCAGCCACCGTCAGGATGTTCTGTCACGCAGGCGTCTGCCGACGTCGACGGTGGTGCGAACTGATTCGAATAGACAGCGGGCAGCGCAAAGGCAGTTTCCAGATTGCCGCCCAGACTCAGCAGCACCACCTGCTCACCTTCCGATGGTCGCCACCATGTCCGGGCATTTCCGGCACGTAGCGTCAGCCAGCTGATCCAGTTGGTTTCAAGCTCGCCCGTTTTCACCCTGCAAAGCCAGTTTTCCCGGTCCACTTCGGTGACTACCCCTGTGCGGATCAGATTGGTGATAAGGCGCATGATTTCCGTGAGTTGTACGTTCATTCTCAAATTCTTAATCAAACACTTGAGATCACAAACAAACCATGTTTGTATGAAGCAACAAACAATGCGCTAAAGGTAAATTCAAGCTTCACAAAACAAGGTATTAATATGAAATTTAGAAGACTACACAACTGGAATCATATTGAACAATGCACTGCGCTTATTTATTTCACCGAGTTAATGGAGGAACTTCTCTTTGATTACACCCATAGTACATATAAACCTTCTATAATGAACACTCCAAGTTTATGTATAGAAGCAATATCAACAATCGATGATATAGAAAAAGGCAACATAAGCCCCGCACATATATCCCACGTCATTGACGAATTAACTAAAAATATTAAGAATGATGACATCGCAATCAGTCTTCTAAAAAACCCTTTAGGTTCATTTTTAGATCAACTCCAAAACAATCAGTTAGGAAATAAAAATCTAAAAATAACTCTTGAATTACTGAGAGTTCAACTTAATGTTGATAATTATGAAAGCAAACTCATCAGTGAACTTTGCTCTACAATAACTTCAGAATACAACCCAAATAAAATTCGAAAGTTTACAAGACTGTTGATTACCCATCTAATATCAAAAGGATTAAGTCAAGAATATTTGATGGAAAGTCTAAAAAAACATTTCTTCCAAAGAGAACGAGAGATCAGTTCAAATGAAGAGATTATTACATTCCTAGAGAACATCCCCTCAGAGACACAAGAATATTCAGTTTATTTCAATGCTGACAAATCTTTTAGTTATATTACTCCATGCTTATCACAATTAGAAATTGAGGTTGTTCTTGAAACCCCCGAAAATATTAATGAAACAGATTTCTTCGATAATCATGAACAACGAACTATTTTAGTTAAGCATGTTAAAGCACTTGATCCATTCACGGCTAGAAGGGTAGCTGAAAGAAACTTAAAGCTCGCATCAACTTTGCTTTCTCTCTATCATCATAAGCAAGAAGCATCATGGTCTGCAGAGAACATTGTAGTTAGTGAAAATGGTGAAAAAATCAATATAAGAAGCAGCATAAACCCAATGCACCGCTGCAAGGATCTGGTTCAGGAACACGCAAGCAGAAGACTCGAACAATTCATGAATAATTTCAGAATGCGCAAGGATTCTTTCAATAAATTCATAAGAAGTGTACAATTACATTCAATGGCACTACAGACAAATGCTGTAGAAAATCAGCTTTTAAATTTATGGATTGCTATTGAATCACTCATCCCCGACGAATCAAAAAAAGAAGAACAATCCACGATAGAACATATCGTTAATTCATTAACACCATTTTTAAACCTGAATTATATTGAAGACCTAGTAAGGAATCTTATAAAAGACTTACAACGATGGAATCATCCTCGAACCATATCACTTCTAAGACTAATTGGAGATAGCGATGCAGCCAAATCATTTGTAATTCTTGTTGCTTCGCAAGAACATGCCCCTAGCATCAATCAGTTTAAGATAGAACTCTCACAATTTCCGTTATTGAAAGAGAGATTTGAATATATTAGCAATTTAATTTCCTCAACTGATACTATGTATCAGGCACTTAAAAATCATGCAGAAAGAATCAACTGGCAAATTAGGAGAATATATAGAACTAGAAACTTGATAGTTCACACTGGAAAAACCCCATCAAAAACAAATGTTTTAGTTGAACATGCTCACATCTACCTAGATGCAGTCATTAACTCCTTAATAAAGCTTTCATCTCATCCTGTAGAAATACTTTCTGTTGCGCAAGGCTTCCGAAACGTTGAAATGAAATATAAAATGTACATTCAAAAACTTAATAAAAAAAACATAGAGCTCACTCCTGAAAATATTATCAGCTTTATATTCAACCAATAGTCTTCTGTTTTAACACACTGAAGCACTAAACAAGCCAGTGCATCAGTGTGTTTCGAACCCAAATTTCTATGTCTTTATTAACGCCTAGAAGACGCCGTTGCGCATATTTCACTTTAAAACTATGACGACTGACGCGATCACGCAGGCCGTAATGGTGAACGCGTGCAATGCGCTGCACCTTACCTTCAAACTGCACGCTGGCAGAATCGGCGCTGGCGGTAGTTTGAAGGTATTTAGAGGTGCGCAGCTTTGTAAACATCTGACGTTTGATGCGCCCCTTTTTGCTGCGTGCTGTTGCCCTGCGCGGTTCATAACTGCTGCCATCTGGATTGCGCTGCATCCTGATGTTCTGCTGCTGTGTCCGGCGCAGTTCCTGCGCCAGCTGGCGCATCATGCGGCTTCTTGCGGCTGGCTCCAGATTCGCCAGCAAAGCACTCAGCCAGTCGTCCACCTTCTGCAGTTCAGCCACGTTTCACCGCCCACATTTCTTCAGGTTCATCGGGTTCTGCCACAGCTTCAACGCTCGACACACTGCCGTCAGTGCTGACCAGCACACGCTCCGTCAGTTGCAGGTTAAGGCTGATATCACAGACATCGTTGCGCAGAATATCCACCTCAAAGGTGAATAACTTTTCCCGTAACGCCGGATTATTGATGGCATCGGGCTGGTTATCCCGCAGCCACAGCAAAACCGGGGCCATCAGCAGATTCTGGTCGCCGCTGAAATCCTCAATCACCGCGTTCAGGGTGTAACGGTACTCCCATGACATGGAGCTGGCCCCCTTGGCAACCAGCGAACCGTTATCCACAAACAGATGCAGTTTGTCCGGGTTATTGCGGACATAAGGCACCGCTTTATTGAGGGCGTGGCGCAGGGATTGTGGTTTGTTCACTGTTTCGCTCCTGACACGCAATAATCATGTCCACTTTGTCTGCACAGACCGCCCAGGCGGCCTCCGTTTCATCCAGCAACGCGTTCAGATCACCGTTAGTGCGCGGCGCTGCCTGATCCAGCCAACACGGCGTCACTCGCGGACAACCACTGACGGTAAGCTGCACCTCTGGTGAATGCCGGACGTTTCCGCAGCCGGATAACGTCAGCAGGCAAAGGAGTATCAGCCCAGCGGCGTAAATCCTCGTTCTCACGTTTCAGTTCCTCAATCCGGTGTTGTCGTTGTCTCAGCAGTGCACTGGTCTGTTCTGCTTCGGCGTAGAGCCGCGCCCGCTCCCGATTGTTGGTTTCAGCGAGAATGGACAGACTGATCAGCTGGCTATTTTTCTTCGTTAGTTCGTGCGCTTTACTTTTCAGCGCCGCGCGCTGCGTTTCGATGGTGTGGCTGGCGCTGTTAAGCCGCCACGACTGCCAGCCCAGCGCAACGAGTGCCAGCGCCGCCACTACCGCCAGCGCACGTGTCATAGTCCAGCTCCTTTAAGGCACCAGGCCATCTCCCGCACACGGCGGTTATCCAGCCCCTGATTAAAAACACCTTTCACATAAACCCAGCGCGGCAACTGTCGGCACGCATCCGCCCAGCGCCGCTGGTTGAGTAATTTCACCAGCGTGGAACTGCAGGCATTGCCCGTTCCCACGTTGAAGGCAAACGACACCACCGCGTCATACACCTTCTGCGGCGGCTGTTGCTTCACACACCTTTCCAGCGCCCGCTCCACACGCAGCACGTTGGAGATCAGCCCTTCCGCTGCCTGTCGTTCCGTAATGGTTTTGCCGGGAATGACGCCCGATGTATTACCAATGCCGTCGGTCCAGACACCCGCGCTGCACTGATACGGCTGCAGACGACAGCCTTCGTAATCGGCAATCAGTTTCAGCCCCTCCACGGAGGTGTGAAGCTGCTGAAAACCCGGCAGCGTGGCAGCAATAGCCAGCACGGTCCCGACAAGGCAGCGTTTAACGATTGATGGATTCATAGTCCTCCCGCGAGATCTGCCCGTCGCGCAGAAGCTGGTAGGCTTTGTGTTTGTAGTACCAGTTGATAGCCAGCATCAGCACACCAATCATCAGGCCGCCCAGCGTTGAGGCATCCTTGATGGACAAATCGCCCAGCCAGGCCAGCACGACGGCGATGCAATACGTGATAAAGGCGCTGATTCGCTCAAGCGTCATAATTCAGTCCCATAGCTGGACGGTCTGCACGGTGGTAGTGGTCGGAATGTCCGGCAGCTCCACCTGCAGCCCGTGAGGTAAAAAGGGGCCGTATTCGGCAAGCCCCGGATTTGCCTTCAGTACCTGCTCCGTGACACCCTGCGTGCGCCCGTAATGACGCCAGCAAAGCGCGTCCACCGTGTCATACTGATGCGCACGCACTTTCATCAGATAAGCTCCACTGTGCAGTGCGGCGCATCCTGCACCCGGCTGATGGCCCAGCGGGCGTCACGCCACAAATCACCGCTTGCTTCCGCCAGTTCCTCGCCCCGCTTCACACCGGACGCCGTGGCGTCATAGTCCTGGTAACGTTCGTTGAGCATGGCGCGTGCCCAGCAGTAAACCGCGTTGAAATAGTGCTGAATGCGCTCACTTTTGCCGTCCAGCTGTTCCGCCGGAACCTCTGCCAGCGAGGCATACCCCAGCATCTGCTGGCGTCTGCGAAACTCATACAGCTCTGCGTTGACCTCCGAAATTGCCGACAGCGCAACCTGCTTTAAACGCGGCTGCGTCACCGTGCCGTCAGTGCGCATCACGCTGCGAAACTCCGACAGGTCCACATCAGGCCAGAACGGCGTATTCCTGATGATTTCCGCCTGTTCCGGTGCCTGTTCTGGCGCAACAAACTTCATGCTGCTTTCTCCTGAAATAGAGGGCGGTGGACGGGGTTTTGATGTGGCAGTGCCTTTCGCCACCCCGTGCCGCCCGTGCGCGGGGGCACGTTCTGTCAGCGGCTGTCATTGCGCAGTCTGCGCTCCAGCTGCTGTTTGTCTTTTTTCACGCCACAGCGGGGATCGAGCTGTAACGCATGGTTGAGATGGTTAAGGGCAGAAGCCGGATTGCTTTCACTCAGGACAGCGCCAATCGCTTTATGCAGACGCGCTCGTGACTGGTCCGGCATATCCAGACCGTCTGTCAGCTCCAGCGTCTGCAACAACAGATCGGCATCAAAGCCGGTGGCGGCAAGCATTGCGCTCTGCGCCGCGTCTGCCATTTCCTCTGCCAGCACGGTCTGCACATTGCGGTTACCCAGCGGCATCACCCAGCCATGACGCAGGGCATGACGCCCGATCTCCAGCGCCCCGGCATAATCTCCGGCATCAATGCGCCACAGCATCACGTACATCAGCACGTCATCCTGCTGTGCGCCTCCAGCAGTCAGGACACCCTCTGCCCAGGCGGCGTACTTCGGCAGCAGCTCCACCTTAATTTCCGCTTTTTTCACCGTGGACTGAACGCCCTTGAGACGGCGGCGGTCTTCCGCCAGTTGCAGCAGCATCAGGTCATAACCCGACGCGTGGCGAACACTGCCGCCCTCGCGGGCGGCCTGTTCAGCCTGAACGCGCAGGCGATGCTGCCGTGCGGGACTCAGGCTCATGGTTTATGCTCCGGCTTCTGCGGCGGCGCTGAAGTCACCAATCTGGATGTTTTCCACCAGTGCTGCGCAGCGGTAGTCCTCAACCACATAGGCTTCGTTAACTGATTCAAAGTTTTCAATCCGGTCACGTTTCGGGTTGTCGATAACCGAACGGCGGCGGGTGTCCTCCTGCCAGTAAATGGACAGGTTATCCAGACGGGTGATCAGCAGCGCATTCGGCGGGAAGAACGGCGCACGCACGGCCTGCAGGCCACCCATGCGTTTCTGACTGATGATCATATCGGCAGCCAGTTTTTCACTGTTTTCCTGGTCTTTGTTGACCAGCGGGAAATACTTGTCAGACAGCAGCTCACGACCACAAATCACCACCAGATCGTCATCGTCCTGGTAGACCACGTCGATAAGCTCATTGACCGCATCCATCACCACGGCGTCCAGGTTGGCATATTCGCCACCTTTCCCGACTTTCACCGCACCCGGTGTGGTTTCACCGCCCGTGGTGGTGCTGCCCATGACGTGATCCGGTGCATCCTCACGGATTTTCTGCAGCCAGCCTTTGTTCACATCCTGCAGCAGCGGGTTTTCGCTACGGTTAGAGGTTTTCGCACGCTTCACGCCGTTAAAGCCGATCATGATGCGGTCCAGCGCCTGACGTTTCACGATGGCGTTACGGATACGCACCTGGAAATCCTGAAACTTCGCCCACAGGTCCAGCTTCGCGTAGGTCAGCACCGTATCAAAGTTGGTCTGTTCGCATTTGTATTCCACATCGACCATCAGCGTCGGATCGACAGGTTCACGCTCTTTCGCGGTGGTGTCAGTGGTTCCGGCAATGGTGCTGCCAACCCCCAGCCCCAGCAGCTGACCGGACTGCTCAGTCACTGGCGTGACGTTAATCAGCGTCAGGAAAGCGGCGGACTGCTGGATCTGGTCTTCCAGCGTCTGCTGCACAGACGGCTCTACAGTGAACTTGCTGGACAGTTCTTCAACTGCCACACCGTTCAGACGCGCCAGTTGCTGCAGGTAAGCGTTAAAAGCAAAGCGGGTATTCTTCTTCATCAGGTTTTGTGCTCCATCAGCAATTGGTCAGAGTGTCAGCGGGGGCGTTACCGCCTGTTACACGCTGGCGGTAGTCCTGGCGGCTGTCTTCATGACTCAGCTTATTCACCAGTTCGTTAAAGGCGGTTTGCTGCTCCTGCAGAGCAGTCTCCAGCTCAGACAGGCGTTCTTCCTGCTCAGACAGGGATTTTTCGGTGCGTGCGCTCAGGTTCTGCTGCTCAGTGGCGACCAGCTCCACGGCCTTATGCACATCAGCGAACCGGGCGTCATCGGACTGCTCTTTTTTGGTAAACAACGCCGTGACGCGGGCAAACAGGGACGGTTTGTCATCCTGGACTTCTTCCAGTTCGATCACCGTTTCCTCTGCAGCGGTAAAAAGATTGGCGGGATTCTGCTTGCGGTTTGCCAGCGGGTTATGGGCTGCACTGGCGCTGAATGTCAGCATTTCCGTACCCAGACTGGCAGGATCATCAGTGGCAGCCAGGCCAACCAGGTAGGCTTTGCCCGTATCAGCGAACTTCGGGCTGACTTCCATAGAGGTGAATAATTTCTGGCCTTTTTTCACCAGTTCCACCAAGGACTCCGTTGGCTCAACGTCGGCATACAGCGCCATCTTGCCTGCCAGCGGACCTTCCGTGATTTCTTCAGCAAACAGCGCCGTCACTTTGCCGTAGCGGTTAAAGGTGCTGTCCGGCAGATAAGACTTGATGTGCTCAAGGTTAATCAGCGCGGTATACACCGCCGGGTTGTAGCTGGCTGCCATCTGTTCCAGCCATTCACGCTGGATTTCGCGTCCGTCGGTAGTGGCACCTTCCACCCCGATGCGAAAACGCTTTGCTTTCACTGTCATGAGCCGTGCTCCGTTAGAAAAAACTTACTGGAGCCTTATGGTTGCGGTGATGGGGGCAGTGAAACAATGCGCGGTATTTGTACCGACAACCACACAAACCGCAGGCGGGGAAAGCCTTCATTCAAGGCTGTAGGTTTGTGCCATGAACACCACACTGACACCCGCAGATCTCGATCCCCGTCGGCAGGCCATGCTGCTGTACTTTCAGGGATACCGCGTAGCCCGCATTGCTGAAATGCTGGGCGAGAAAGTTGCAACTGTTCACAGCTGGAAAAAACGCGACAAGTGGGGTGATTATGGGCCGCTGGATCAGATGCAGCTCACCACCGCCGCACGCTATTGCCAGCTCATTATGAAGGAGCACAAAGAAGGGAAAGATTTCAAAGAAATTGACCTGCTGGCGCGCCAGTCGGAGCGCCACGCGCGGATCGGCAAGTTTAACAATGGCGGCAACGAAGCCGACTTAAACCCTAACGTCGCCAACCGCAACAAAGGCCCGCGCCGTCAACCGGAAAAGAATGTCTTCACCGATGAACAGATTAAGAAGCTGGAAGAAATCTTCCATTCCTCCATGTTCAACTACCAGCGCCACTGGTGGGAAGCCGGAAAAACCAACCGCATCCGCAACCTGCTGAAGTCACGCCAGATCGGCGCGACCTTTTACTTTGCCCGTGAAGCCCTGATTGACGCCCTGCTTACCGGACGTAACCAGATTTTCCTTTCTGCCAGTAAGGCACAGGCTCACGTTTTTAAGCAGTACATCATCGACTTCGCCAAAGAAGTCGAGGTGGAGCTGAAAGGCGATCCGATGGTGCTTCCTAACGGAGCCACGCTTTACTTCCTCGGCACCAATGCCCGCACGGCCCAGAGTTACCACGGCAACCTGTATCTGGATGAATATTTCTGGATACCGAAATTCCAGGAACTGCGCAAAGTGGCTTCCGGTATGGCTATTCACAAAAAATGGCGACAAACCTATTTTTCCACGCCATCCAGCCTGACACACAGTGCTTATCCGTTCTGGTCCGGTGCGCTGTTCAACCGTGGGCGCAACAAAGCCGATAAGGTGGACATCGACCTGTCCCACAGCAATCTGGCCCCCGGCCTGCTGTGCGCAGACGGGCAATACCGCCAGATAGTCACCGTGGAAGATGCAGTGCGCGGCGGATGTAACCTTTTCGACCTTGACCAGTTGCGCATGGAGTACAGCCCGGACGAATACCAGAACCTGCTGATGTGCGAGTTTGTGGACGATCTCGCGTCCGTGTTTCCGCTCAGCGAGCTGCAGGCGTGCATGGTGGACAGCTGGGAAGTCTGGACCGACTTTCATGCACTGGCTCTGCGCCCGTTTGGCTGGCGCGAAGTGTGGATCGGTTATGACCCGGCAAAAGGTACGCAAAACGGCGACAGCGCCGGATGCGTGGTGGTGGCACCGCCAGCCGTGCCGGGCGGTAAGTTCCGCATTCTTGAGCGTCACCAGTGGCGCGGGATGGACTTCCGCGCCCAGGCTGACGCCATCAAAAAACTGACCGAACAGTACAACGTGACCTATATCGGTATCGACTCGACCGGCGTTGGTCACGGGGTTTATGAGAACGTGAAAGCGTTCTTTCCTGCCGTCCGGGAGTTTGTCTACAACCCCAACGTTAAAAACGCCCTGGTACTCAAGGCCTACGACATTATCAGCCACCGCCGTCTGGAGTTTGACGCCGGGCACACCGACATTGCGCAGTCATTCATGGCTATCCGTCGCGCCACCACCGCCAGCGGCAACCGCCCGACCTATGAAGCCAACCGCAGCGAAGAAGCCAGCCACGCCGATCTGGCTTGGGCAACAATGCACGCACTGTTTAACGAACCGCTGCAGGGCGAGTCCGCCAATACCAGCAATATTGTGGAGATTTTTTGATGGGAAAGAGTAAGAAAAACCGCGCTGCGGCGACGAAACAGAGCCAGCATAAAAATCAAACTTCAGCCGAAGCTTTCAGCTTTGGTGATCCCATTCCTGTACTGGACCGCCGCGAACTGCTGGACTATGTGGAATGCGTACAGACGGATCGCTGGTATGAGCCACCCGTAAGTTTTGACGGACTGGCACGCACCTTCCGCGCTGCCGTGCATCACAGCTCCCCGATTGCAGTAAAATGCAACATTCTGACCAGTACCTACATCCCTCACCCGCTGCTCAGCCAGCAGGCTTTTTCACGTTTTGTGCAGGACTATCTGGTATTTGGTAACGCCTACCTGGAGAAACGCACGAACCGCTTCGGTGAAGTTATCGCCCTTGAACCGGCCCTGGCAAAATACACCCGACGCGGGTTAGACCTGGAAACCTACTGGTTTGTGCAATACGGTATGACAACACAGCCGTATCAGTTCACGAAAGGCAGCATCTTTCATCTGATGGAACCGGACATCAACCAGGAGATCTACGGCCTGCCCGGTTATCTTTCTGCCATCCCATCCGCTTTGCTCAACGAGTCCGCCACGCTGTTCCGCCGCAAGTATTACATCAACGGCAGCCATGCAGGCTTCATCATGTATATGACCGATGCCGCGCAGAATCAGGAGGATGTGAACAATCTCCGCAATGCGATGAAAAGCGCCAAAGGCCCTGGCAACTTCCGCAACCTGTTTATGTACTCGCCTAACGGCAAAAAGGACGGGATTCAGATCATCCCGTTGTCAGAAGTCGCGGCGAAGGATGAGTTTCTGAATATCAAAAATGTCAGCCGCGATGACATGATGGCAGCGCATCGTGTGCCGCCGCAAATGATGGGGATTATGCCGAATAATGTTGGGGGGTTTGGGGATGTGGAGAAGGCAAGTAATGTATTTGTTCGTAACGAACTTATCCCCTTACAAAAACGTATCGAACAATTAAATCAATGGATAGGAAACACAATTATTAATTTTTTACCATATTCTCTCCAAAGTTAAAAAATAGCATATGGGTGCATAATGTTTATGCACCCTCTTATTACCAGTTAAAAATTGATGAGCTGCGAATTGCAGGAACATCCGATGGATTTCGTTTAGCAGCTGGTTCCATCAACTTACGCTTATTAAATGCCTGATCAATATAATACTCAGGATTTTTAATAAAGACAGAGTATTTTACCAATGCACAATATACGTCAGAGTCATTATAATGGGGAACTGTTTTTTCATAAACATGATTCTTTCTAACCAGATAAGGCAAATAATAATCATATCCCAAACCTGGCGTTCTTAGACTTATAGAACATCCGCATGATGGATCTGCACATACTGCAGGAGTAAACACACTGTCGTAAATTTCATCTCTGATAACACCAATTAGACCATTATAGTTTTCTCCCCAGAGTGATGCTTGAATTTCAGTGTTTACAAATGGACGATTTTTGGTTTCCGTTCCAATAAGAACGACAGTAACCGTTGAGTCTTTTAAAAAATCCTCACGAATAGTCCTCATTATTGTTTCATCAGTGTTAGTTGTACTAATGTCACCATCACTTACCGACTTATCAATAAACGATTCTCCTCCGAATAAATCAATAATCTCATCTTTGAGATCTTGTTCGTTAGCATGATGATAACTAAGAAACGTCTTATGCATTATTCACTCCATTTATCAACATTTATATCAAACTCTTTGACTACCTTATCATTGAAGAAATCGTTTACTTCTTTAAAACCTTCCAATACTTGACTAAAATGATAATAATGCTTTTGTATAATACTTATAGGGGTTAAATGATACGGCAATGATATAAATTCGCCGTTAGGGTCTCTATCCTTTGTGGTCACTTTATCATGATCTGAAACATATTTATGCCATCTCCGATAATTATTTTGATGTTTTGTTAAAAAAGAGTTTAAGGTTTTCAAAATTTCATTTGAAAGTAAATACAGTTTTTTATCTCTTTTTTTCTTCACATCTAGTAATTTCATTTCATCTCTAATGAATTTATAGCACTCATAATATGAGTTTAAAACTTCTTCAATTGAGTCATAATTCGGATCAAATTTAAATAATGTTCGCTTCGTATCCAGATAATTTTTTACGCTCTTTTTAAAAAGAAGATCAGACTTATTTAGTAAAATATTAATACCACCAAAACTAAGTTGCTCCAATCTCAATGAATATCTTTGATGAAATGCACCGACCAGCAAGATATAAGCAACTAAAAATAGTATTAATACTGATAAAAAAGCACGAATTATGCTTACATTTGACATGAAATTAACTATAAACCACCATTTTTCAAACGGTGAAAACGGAATGCTCCCCATGATAATAAGTAGAAGAACAAAGATACAACTCCATAAAACCCACAATCTGTACATAAGAAAGATCCTTTTTCTTTTTATAATACTGCAACTACACCTCAAGTCAAAACCCTCTTCTGATATTACCCTCTACTACAGTAACCCATCACATGACCTCCGACTTATCAGAAGACTAGCCAAACTTTCTCAATCAAATCAGGTTGCGCGCGCTCGTATCCCCGCCACGCCTGCCCGCTTTATGTAGTGGTTTTCATGCACCTGCATGATCTACGCAAAAGCCCGCCAGTTCTGGCGGGCCTTAGCAAAAACGATCCTCAAACGATCATGCGATCTCATGCGGCATAGACATGCACTACAGAGCTAACGCCTCGCAAGGGCTCGTTGTTCAACCTTGCTGACGCCAGAAGCAAGTTCAGACGCCAGCAACGTTTCTTAATGCAGCCAACTGTCGTCTTCCCACACCTTCTGCATAATTTTCATCACTTGTTTTCTTTCTTCGTCCAGTTGCAGTCCGGTTAGTTCCACACCGTTAGAGCTACCTTTGCGAATGCGAATTACTGTTTTGGGATACAGGGGGCGCAGATTGCGGTAAAGCTCGGATTCAAGGGCGTCCAGGGTAGACTGGCTAATCTTCTGCTCTTTATCGATCATTATTTCAATGCGCATAAAAGTCACCTCAGCTGATGACATCCATTGAGCGGTTGTATTCGTGGGTTCTGATTTTTGCCATGAGTTCATCAGTCAATTCAGAAACCCACTGCAGAGCCAGCCCCTTCTCTTCATCACTACACTCACTAGCCGCTACAAGCTTAAGAAAAAAATCAATGCGCTGGAGCTTCAAAGACTCCAAAAAATAGTCCTGCATCTTTCCTCCTATGACACCACACGCAACACTGTATGTATAACCACTGTTTATATTTACAGTATATAATAATCTTACTGATGTAAAACGTTTTTTTACGTTCATCAGCCTGATATGCCTGGTATTATTAAGAGCACGAATTGTTAATCCGCGTAATTAATACAGGTTCCGCCACTGATCATCTTCCTGCAAACGCTGGTTCCGATAGAAGATACGCAGGCCTGCTCCTGACGGAATACTGCCTCCGCGAAGGAGTAAATCGACCTCTTTCTCGCTGCCATCAAATCCTCTGGACTTCAGCTCATACACGAGCTGCAGTCGCTGATGGTCTGTAATTCGCTGTTTGTAGTCTTTACGCCGTTTCGGTTTCACCAGGCGTAACCTTGCTGCCAGTTCCCGGCGCTCTTTTTTGCTCATACTGTGCAGGTAATCGTGCAACTCCTTGTCATCCATGCTGGTAATGTCCGTTCTGGGGTCCCCATCAGCTGATTTATCTTTCTCCTGTTGGTTCAAATTTTCAGCAAGGGGACAGTTATTGCCACGAGTCCAAGGGGCGCAAGCGCCCTGGTCGGCTGCCGCCTCCTGAACATCAACGGCCTTACGAACCATTTTCCACTTCACGGCATGAGTGCAGATCTTGCCCTCTGCAATAGGTGACCAGATGCCATAAATACGAATGCCGTGATCGCCATAGGCGGTCGGCTCTTCGTTGATTTCATAAGCGGTTCTGATGAGGTGATATTTGCGGGGAACCAGTACGCCGCCCTGCTTCATGATGTAGGTGGCAAAACAACCAGCATCAGCAGCAGCCAGGATGGCATCAAGGCGCGGGTTATCCAGTACCGGCGCACCTGCTTTTTTGTCCCCCTGTTGCCTTGCCGCCTGACCAGCCAGCAATCGCAGTTCACGGTAAGCCTGACGCCCCGGAATGCCAAAGAAGCGGAATTGCTGAACACGATGCAGAGACGCCCAGGCATTAACGTATTCAGCATTATCACGCAGGGATTTCCCCGTTTCCTTGCTGATCTCGCCAGCCAGACCACGCCCGTCAATGTTCTTACTGATGTATTTCGCGATGTAGCTTGTTGGCGTACCTTTGCGCGGGTTAATCAACTCAGACTTAAAGCGCGGCCCAGTGTTATTGCCCAGTTCCTCGCGGTCTTCACGGATGGCAAACTTACGCAGTAATGCAGTGATGGCGCGGCGGTCTTTTTTGCGCATAAAACACAACAGGTGCCAGTGAACTGTACCGTCATGATGCGGCTCAGCCACCCGCACGCCATACCACCGCAATCCGGCTTTGTGCATCGCCTTACGAAATGCAGCAAACATGCCGACCAGATAATCACTGCTTTGTCTTACCGTCGCATTTGTCCAAGTTGGGTTGGGCCTGCCATTATTTAGCGTGGAATGGAAACGTGACGGACAGGTGATGGTGTAGAAAACGGCGCAGTCACCGCGCATTTCCGCGATAAGCCCCAGGCCTTTAACACAGGCCATCATCTCATTGCGGCGATGCGCAGGGTTGCTGCTGCTGGCGTTTACCACATCCTCCATGTCCAGCGTGTCGCCGTCTTCGTTCACCAGTTCATGAGAACGAAAAAACTCCAGCGACTTACGGCGCTGCTCACGTTTATGCATCACGGCTTCATAGCTGACATAGGGAGATGCTTTTTTGCTGACCAGGCAGACAGCACGCAACTGCTCTTCCCGCCATTCGCAACGCATCTTCCATAATTTCCGGTACCACCAGTCAGCGCACAACATACGCGCCAGCGAACCCGGAATGAGTTCATAGGGCACGGGTTTACGGCGGTTTCTTTTCCGGCGGAGTTGCTCAAACGCAGGCGGGATGACATCCAGACGCAGGGTTTCCGCTGCCACCTTTTCCCATGTCTTGCGGATTTCTTCTGGCTTAACGTCATCGGTGACATACAAATCGCCACAAGCTGCATCAAGGCACATGCTCATATGCGCAGCTACCAGGGTGGACAGGCGTTTCACCTGATCCTGACTCATTTCAGGCAGGATCAGCAGGCCGTCCAGCCCTTCATGGCTTGCCATAAAGCGAAAAGAAGTGGATAGCTGACAGTCGCGTACATGCTCCAGCCGTTCCAGACATGGCTTAATCGTCTCACGCAAATAGCGGGAATAAGCCTTTGGCCTGCCCAGGCTGCTGAAGTATTCAATACGTTGCATCAGCGGCTTGCTGATATGGGAAGGCTGGGCATTGACGTCCGCCAGAATGACCATATCTGGATTAAAACGCTGCTGCTCATGCGCCAGCTTTGCCCGACTAATGAGCTTATCCTGCTCCATTTCGCGCTGGACAGGATCACGGGATTCATTAAAGAAATAACGCTCCCAGACCTGATCACTCAGTGCCTCGCGGCGCAGCTGTTCCTGCTCGTTATCGGCAGCGTACAGAGCGATCAGGTTTGAAAGCGCAGAAACTGAAGATTGCTCTTCTGTCTCTACGTAAGGATTGATTGCTTTTTTCTCAGCATTCCAGGAATAGCTGTAGTTCATTACGCAATCTCCAGTTCGAGCTGTGAAGGCTGCAAACCATTCGACAGCCAATCAGAAACTGAAGGTGGGCGAACAGCTTCAATTGCACCTTTTAAAATTGCGCAACGGTTTTTCAGAATGACAGCTTTCAGCTCCTTTTCCGTCAGATTGCGTGAATACTCAGCCTCCTGAATAGCCCGCGTCAGCTCAGGATATTTGCTATTAAATTTGGGGACATTGCAGGCAAGATTTGTACTGTCGACAGTCGCCAGTGGGTAATTTCCCAACACACGACCGTCAAGCATGCGCAAACCATGAACAGCTGTTTTGAAATTGTGTCGGCAATAAATTGCTTCAAAAGCGTCCTGCATACGACGATGCCAGTGCGCAGTTCTGATAGCCGCATATTCACCAGACGATCCAAAGCAGACACGAGGCCATTCACGACATAGCTCGATAAGCCGATCGATTGACTCGTGCAGATGCCAGACGGGAGTTGCCTTCCCGTAGAACATTTTCGGAACTTCGTTTATCAGGGCATCATTGTCACGTTCACCTCCGTCCACAACATCAGGGCGAAACGCAGCATCGGCGTTGCAGCGGGGGAGGGAAAATTTGCAACAGAGATGATTGCCACTAAATCT